GTGTCAAGACTGCAAACCCAATCCCTACAGAGTAAAGGATAAAAATATATGGCTTACGTTGGAAAAGCTCCCCAGACGGGCGCGTATCAGATATTGGACGACATAGCATCGTCGTTCACCGGATCAACCGCAGGACCGTTTAACTTAACGGTTGGTGGGACCGCTGTGCTTCCAGGAAACGAACAAAGCTGTATCATATCTATCTCGGGTGTCATTCAGGATCCAGCTGCATATACAATCTCTGGTTCTCAGATAACCTTCAGTTCAAACCCAGCATCGTCGGATACTTTTTTCGGAACCGTGCTCGGTAATACCTTTGACATCGGTACACCAACCGACTCATCGGTGACTGCAGGAAGTCTAGCCTCAACATTTTTTATGAAAAACAGTCAAACGTTTACAAGTATATCAATGTCAGGTTCTACTAACGGCGCGTTAGTTGGTCCTGTTACAGTTAGTGGTACAGTGACTATACCATCAGGGAGTACATTTGTAATTTTATAATGAGTAAATTAGAAGCAAATCAGGTCGATCCAGCTACAGGTACTACGCTAACGCTAGGTACAAGTGGGGATACGATAGCAATTCCTTCAGGAGTTACAATCGCTAACTCTGGTACAGCTACAGGGTTTGGTGAAACAATGACTCCTGCATTTCATGCTTATAATAATGCAGATCAAAACATATCAGCCAGTACATTAACTCAATTAATATTTAATACTGAAATTTATGATACTGATTCTGCTTTTGCATCAAATACTTTTACAGTTCCTAGCGGAAAAGGTGGTAAATACTTTGTTTATTTTAGAGTAGGTTTTGCAAGTGGAACAGATTTTTCATATCAAGTTACTTTGTATATAAATGATAGTTTTAATGCAGATAGTGGTTTTAGAGCAAATCTAATGAATGATTATTACGATAATCATTTTAGTGGACAAGTAGTGGATTTATCTGCTGGAGATACATTAAAACTTAAAATATATGAAGGTAATGGAACACACAATATTTCAGGTACAGAAAACAGAGCAAACTTTGGAGCGTATAGAATAATAACGTAGGATAAATTATGGCAAACGGAACATTAAAAGTATCGAATATAGAAACAAGCTCTGGATCAGGGACTATCACTATTGGTCAATCTGGGGAGACTGTAACTATTCCTTCAGGGTGCACAGTTACAAACTCTGGTACAGCCTCTGGATTTGGTGGAATTACAATGGCAGATGTTTGGAGATTAACAACATCATATCAAGGAGATGCTACTATTACCTCAAATTTAGAAAGAATTGATACTCCTGCTGGATATGGATCAATAGGGTCACCTATGACAGAAAGTTCTGGAGCATTTACATTTCCATCTACAGGGATTTATAAAGTAAGTTTTTATGTGACCTTTTACATAACTGGAAACAATCCATCAAGATTTAATAGAGCTACCATTAGAGTGACAACAGATAATTCATCTTATAATGCAGCAGCTATGGGAACTGATGGTATTGATTATTTACAAAGTTCTACTTCTTATGCATATGCGTATGCTGAAACTATTGTAGATGTCACAGACACCGCAAATGTAAAAGTAAAATTTTCTACAGATGTAAGTGACAATAACGTTTATACCACAGGAAATTCTGATAGAAGTGATACTCAAATGATGTTTATAAGATTAGGAGATACGTAAAATGAATATTAATACAGGTAAACCAGATCACATAGAAGATTATTTAGCTTCATTGCATAAAGGTCAATGGTTTGGTTGGTCAGATAGTAAAAATAAGGTGTATGCAAATTTAATTATACATGACG